CCATGCTTCGGCAGAAGAAAGAAACTCTCAACTTGGTATTCATCACCACCTTGCTTACAACAGCGACCCTCGTCGACAGCGAAAGACAGACAATAACGGGGAGACCATACATGAAACAAGGCCATCAAAAAGCACTGGTGGTAGTATGCATAAGGCTGAAAATGATTACTGGAATGTTATGCAGAAACTTAATTCGATAATGACAGACTTACCAAATGTTGAACCGCCTCAACAAGTGTCGCAAAAAGTGCATGGGATAACAGGTGTGCCTGTCGACCAGTTCGGTCCGGATGCTCATTCTGTTCACAGTGTTTACAACTCAACTGGTTTCCGACATGAGTTTGGAGATGAGTTCAGCCCCAACTTTACATACAGAATATCAAGAAACGGCAATGTCAACATCACGCCTGCTGACCCTCAAAAGAACAAGACAAGGCTCATTCAACCTTTGGCGAAGTTTTGGCATGCTTTGAGTTTGCCTCAATCATGGATGGATATGCGCTTTCATCCCGAACATCAAAGTAATAGAGAGAGACTCAATAGGGTTGATATAATGGGTCCGCAGTTCAAGCCAAACTCAATTGGTCTTACTCGTAATACCGACAAGTTGTCGCCTACTAAGTCACATGACAACTTAGCCAATCTCACCAATCCGGATATAATCCGTAAGGAGTTGGGGCCGAAAGTTCCCCTCCTTCAACCAATGCATCGCATTTTTGAAATTGACGACCTCAAAGAGTTAAGAGGATTCAGCGGAGATTGGATAGTATCTCATATGCCGGAGGGCGAAAGAGGCTTTGTCAAGAAAGAGGATGACGAAGTAACTTCTTCATTTACGCTTAGTGATGAAGACGAGAAGAACTTCAAGCAAGTAACAGACGAGGACTTTCACGCTGATGTTATCAAATTAGAAGACGGTTACTACATTTTCGATGTGATAGAGTTTGCTGAGAAAGAAGTCCACAGTGTCGTTCTTTCCGACAGAATCAAAATACTGCGAGGAGGTATGGAGGGCGTTGAGAACATACATGTTCCCAGTGCCAGCGATACGAGACTGACTGACGATGAAGGGCTGAAAGGTATAGTTGAGAATCTAAGTGAAGAGTATGAAGACCTCCTTCTTAGAGATGCAAAGTCTGTTTACATGGCCGGTGAATTGCGTCATCCTAAGTGGGTTCTTCTCAAGCCCGGTAACGATGTTGTTTTGAGAGTGCTTGAAAGAAGAGGTAGTAACCCTTACACTTACAGGCTCGGAACTGGTCCTATTACAAGAGATGAGAGAATAGGTGACAGAGCAGTAGAGTCTCAAGGTGAAACATACATGGATGTAGGCGTAGTGTTCAACAGTCCGGAAAAGTTCAATGAGGGAGACCATGTAAAGGTCAATGCCGCTAATGTGAGTGAAGTTGAATCCGCTGACGGAGATAGCGTATTCACATTGACAGCCTCTAAAATTATCGAAGAAGCAGAAGGCGAAGGACTTGTCAGTAGAGAAACACTTGGTATGCTTGCCAAGTCAAATGATGTGCAGTGGTTATGTGAAGTCCAAAGAGCGAAGTCGGGCATCCGTGTATCTATGCCGCAAGGTGATGTGCTTTACAAGTGCACTCAATCCGGACAAAATTGGATGGTTCATTCTCCTTTAGCCAAGAGTGATTATGTCATTCGCCTTGCTGAAAGTCAGCGTTCTTATTGGTCTCCTGTAGCAGGTGCTCTTCTCAAAGCAGGTTTAGAGATTGCTGAAAAAGAAGAAGTCAATGAAACACAGGGCGAAGCGGAACCTTTGATTGAGCCTAAGAAAGTAGAAGACTCCGATTGGTGGAAAGAAAACGAAAAGAAAAAAGTTCTTGTCAAGGGCTTACAGTTCATTGACAAGTTTCTCAAAAGTAGCGTAGGTGCAGTGGGTGCATCAAATGCAGGTGCTAAGGGATTGGGCTTTGACTATGCCACTCCTATAGAATCACCTACAGGTCCGACAAATCTCCATGATTCAAAGACTATGCCGGATTTTGACAACAGAAAACGACCCGGAGAAGACTCCGATATTGAGCCCGAAATGGATGACGAAGAGCCTGCTAAGCGCAAGACTATACCTACCAAAGAAGGGGTCTTAGAGATTGATTCGGATAAGGCTGTATTTCATACTTGATTAAATAGTATGACCGTTGTGTAGAGGTCAATGGCTTCCGCTCTTACCCTGCGAACATCCCCTGTCGAGCACAGTGGGAACATCAGCATTGTTAAGTCGGACAACGACCTTGTTATCGCTGGCTATGCGTCAGTTGAAATGGTCGACAAACAAGGCGACCTTATTACAAGAGGCGCACTAAGGGATGCTTTTGATGGATTCATGAAAGCAGACGGTTTCCGTAATGTGCAACTTGCACACTCTAACATACAAGTCGGAGAAGTCATTAACAACTACACGGACAATGATGGTCGTGTTTGGAAATCCGGAGTTGACGACGCAGGTATGTTTGTTGTCATTCGCCTCCGAGATGACATCGAAAAGGCTCGTGAAGTAGCCAATGAGATTCGCAAAGGAGCCCTTAGAGGTTTCAGTATTGGAGGACAAGCATTCAAGAGAATGCGTAAGAGTGATAATAGCCACGGCGATTACACTGAAATCTCCAAACTGGAACTGCACGAGGTCACCATTTGCGAGAAAGGTATTAACCCGGAGGCGACATTCCGTATATTGAAGGAGGACACACATATGAACGATAATAATGTATTAGGAGAACTCTCCACAGTGCTTGACAGATTGAATGGACGACTTGACACTATGGAGAAAGAAATGCCTCCGTTTATGCAAGACAAAAAAGACGAGGCAGAAGACAAGCCTAAAGAGTCTAAAGACGACGAAGACAAAAAAGACGAAGGTGAGAAAATGGCCGACAAAGACGCAAAAGAAGGAATGTATGCAAAGAGTGAATACAGCGATGTAATCACTACTGATTATTTGAACTGGATGGAAAACACCTTGAAATCTCAAGGTGTAGATATTTCCGGTGCACGCACTCATTTCGATGACATCAACAAGGCAAACCTCGGCTCCACTCCGGAACAAATCGGAGACGGTGCAGATTACTTCGCCGGTCAAGTTAAAGGACGAGCGCAAGAAGGCGGAAACCCGTCAACTGGTGCAATCGGCAAACTCAACAGTGGTAGTGGAAAGGCAGTCGCAAAAGGCTACCTCTCTCCCGAAGCAGTCAGTGCATCCGACCTTGAAGCCGCTTACGAAGTCTACAAGGCCGCAAGTCTTGAAGAACAATTCAAATCCAACCTTGGCTCTGTCTTCGCTGACAGACTTTCAAAGGAGATGACCGCAGAAGCAGACCACCGAGCCGCTTCTTCTTTCGACGCAAGAACACCTCTTGCAAACATTGAGAAGGCTTTGAGCGACCTCAGTGGTCGAATTGACAACATAGGCAACTCTGCCTCAACAGGAGTAGAACTACGCAAGTCGGCTTCTACTGTTGCAATCCCTTCAACCCAAGACCTTGGTAACATGGATTGGGACGATGTTCACCGCCTCGCAGGTAGCGTTTGGCAACAATAAGCAAAAAAAATATAGGAGATGAAAAATTATGGCAAGAAATTACATGAGAACAATTAACGATATGGAACGATACTACTACGGTGCAGGCTCTTCGATGGGCTACTCCTACAGTGGTAGCGAACTATTGAAAGCAGACGCACCACTCTTGAGCACCACCGCTGGAACCTACCAAGCAATTTACGGTCGCAAAGTTTGGTCTCAGTTGAACCAAGAGTTCAACGCATTCAGTATTCTACCTAAGAAGCCTTGGGACCGCAGTGGATGGCGTGTCGTCACCGCAAAGCCTTCTAAGACAGTTGGCGGCGGTATCGCAGAAAACGGAACTCTTCCGGACACCACCAAACCTACCTTCCAAAATGTGGCCGCAAAGCCAAAGACAATCGCACACTCGTTCGATATGTCCGAAACAGCAATTTTCCTTAACGACAAGGACGATGGACTTGGCGACATTCGCTCAGTCTTGAAAGAAGAAATGGGTAAGCATCACGCAGAGCACATCAACGATATGCTCACTACTGATGTTACAACTGTTGCAGGAAACGACATCGAGTCTCTTGACCGAATCACTACTGGAAACAACAGCATGACCTCCGGAACTCACTACGATACAAACGATGAAGACATTTACTCCATCAACCGCAGTGACAACACATGGGCTTTCGCAGAAGACTCTGCTGACAGTGGTTCTACCAACAGAACTCTTTCACTCGACCACTTGGATGAGACTTTCCGTCTCGTTTGGGAAAGAGGAGGTAACCCGAAAGTTATGCTTACTGGGTATGATACTTTGATGCGCATTCAACAACTTCTACAATC